TGCTTCATCGGCTGTCTGCTGGGCTTTATCTGCCGCTGCCTGTGCTTTGTCGGCCTTAGAAAACCGCTGGGATTGGTTTTCCTCTTTGGATTCGGCGGAAGCATAGTAAGTTTCATTTTCCCCGACTGAAAACTCCACTTTGGTGACGAAGGTCCGGTAGGAATTCCCGCTCTTATCGGTCATATGCAAAATGTCCCCGGCTTCAATGGCAGGATTGGAAAGCGAGGTCGCTTCACACGGGCGGAATGCCGTTCCAATCAGCTTCGTCCCGAGTGTGTTTACAAGGCTTTGCAAATTATCCTGCGCAAGCGGATTGTCCCGGATCCGCAGCACGAAGTCATTTGTGCCGGCGGAATACACGGTATTGGAATCGTCATTCCCCTGAATCTGCACACCGGTTATTACGGTGTCATTGTCGCTGATAGTCAGGTTCACCGGCAGGTTTCCGATATCATAATCTGCATCGCCGTTTCATACCAACGGATTTCCACAGCGCCGCCCGTATTGCACCGGGCAAAGCACCCGGCGAGCTGGGCGACATAGGAGAGGATTTCCCGGCAGGTTACCGCCGAATCCGACGGGCGCTTTGCAACGGAATAGGTACTGTTTGGGAATGCAGCCGTTGCTAATTTCACACCACATACGGAGCAAACGTCTGCCGCGATCTGCCCCAGCGTTGCCGGATAGCCCAGCGTGCTGCGGGAATAAGGCACATCAAATTTTGAGAGGTTATCCTCAGCCGTGAGCTGTATGGCAGATCCGCGTGCAGGAGCCGACAGCACATTAAAAACACCTTTGGGAATTTTCTCAATGATTTCCCCGTCTTTCCAATGGACCGCAGTTGTTACGCCTACCCACGGTTTTATGACGGCACCCTTAAAATTAAACCGGTTAAATTCCCCTTCGTAGTTGTTCAGCGTCATCTGCAATTCATTGATAATGGCGGAACCGAGTTCGAATGCGCTGGTGTCCGACACGGCATCATCAATCTGCATGGCACCATCAGCCATGATGTTTCGGCTGTCGATTTCGATACCGGTGCCATCGGCAAAATCCACGTGGGCACCGGCATGGAATTTTCGCCTGCTGTGGGTAATGATCTTTTTAAAGCTGTCTGATGTTGGATACATGTTTACACCTCAATAAAGTTAAAGGATACATTCTTTACGATCTGCTGGTCCGGAAGGAGCTGCCCAACCTCAGCGGAGCGGTCACCAACATAGAAGGTGGCCGTCCGCATGGCGTTTCTCTTAATATCGAAATAGGTCAGCCTGAAATTTTGGCCGTCGACATTCCGCAAAAGTACGGACGCTTCCGCAGCGGGCATTGCCGCCCATTTGCAGGTGAGCTTCACCTTTTGGGCAACAAAATCCGTGTGCGCCACGCCGTCCAGGGACCGCCCGGCATCCGGGCCGGAGATATCCTGCAATCCGTATGTAACACTTGCAGGGGTCTTTAACGTTATTCCGTTGACGGCCAGAATTTGTGCTAGCGTCACATGATTTCACCTCTTTAAAGGGCATAAAACAGCGCCGCCCGGTATGGACGGCGCTAAGATTGAAATATTTTCCTTGCTGATGTAGAATAACGTCGGAAAGAAGGGAAAAATTTGACCGAAGAATTCAGGACTTTCAAATGCTGGCGCTATAGAATAAACACAACTATCCGATATGTGTACGAAACCGATTCTAATGGTAATCGGAAACTTATAGGTTCATACTGCTCATTACAACAGCAAGGTAAAAAGTGCTATGGTATGCAGGCAGTAGATAGACCCTGCCCTCTTGTACATCATTCGGAAGAAAGCTTATCAGCCGAAGCGTCTAAAAGTTCATTGTAATGGTCAAGCATTTTTGTAACGCTACTGTCTAAATTGGCTCAATCCATACCTTGTCTCATAAGGCGTCCGA